AAAGAGTTAGAAGATGCAGATGCTATGCGAGATGCGCAAAGAAACATGGCCTGGTTTGCACTTGGCGGAATGTTGCTTTATCCCTTCGCTGTAGTACTGGCCTCTTTAATAGGCTTAGACGAAGCTCAAAAAACATTAGGTAGTATGGCTCCTACATACTTTGTATCTGTCGCCGCCATTGTCGCAGCCTTTTATGCAAAGGAAGCGGTAGGAGCTAGAAAATAATGCCTTACAGAGTAACAGGAAAAACAGTACAAGTAAAGAAAAAAGGAAAATGGGTGAAAAAAGCTAAAGCAATGTCAAAAGCTGCGGCTGAACGCCAAGTTAGGTTATTGAATGCAATTAAACATGGTTTCAAGCCTAAGAAAAGGAAAAAGAAATGATTCTAGAATTAGCAATGACGTTTTGGCAGTGGACAGTACTGGGTATACTAGTACTTGTAGGTTTTATTGTAAATAAATTAGACAAGGAAGGCGAAGTCCTTATTGATTTTAAATATCCAGAAATGCCAAAAATGCAACCAATACCAATTGCAACAAAAGATAAAGGTTTCTGGAAGGGTATACTCCTGTGGTTGATGGGTAGCCGTAAGTGGGTAATCTGTGAAGATTTCTACTACACTATCGGAGAAGAGCAGTATAAGATACCAAAAGGCTTCGAGTTTGATGGCGCATCAGTTCCTAAATTCCTAGCAACTTTTCTTTCGCCCGTTGGTGTCCTCCTTATGGGCGGCTTAGTCCATGACTACGGTTATAAGTATGCTACTCTTATGAGAGCAGATGGAACCACTATTGGATACCACGATCAAAAGCATATGGACGGACTCTTTCGAGATATTTGTATTGAAGTAAACGGCTTTAAAGTATTAAACTACCTAGCATACTGGTCACTGCGTTTAGCAGGTTTTGTAGCTTGGAACGGCCATAAAGGAAGAGGTACTCATTGTGAAGTTCATTAAAAGTTTGGTAAAAGAACGCACGTCCTGGGACGGGGCAATGCTAATAGCAATTTGCGGTTCCGTGATACTATTCGGTGGCTTAGCAAAAATGGTGGCGTGGGCTGGTTTAGGCTACGGCATCTGGACACTCCTTAAAAAAGAAGATTAAAACATGACAGTAGAAATAAGCAGAAGAGATATTATCTCTGATGAAATAGTTGAATTAGGCTCTGAGGCAAGATTTCTCAAACTTCCAATAGCTCCTTATATGGATCTATTGAATATCACTCCGTTACCTTCGCAGATAGCAATTATCAATGCGGTCAATAACCCAAAGTATCGTTTTGTGTCTGCTGCCGTTTCTCGGCGGCAGGGCAAGACTTACATAGCCAACATCATTGGACAGCTCGTGTCTTTGGTACCCGGCTCTAACATCCTCATTATGTCCCCAAACTATTCTTTGTCTCAGATTTCTTTTGATTTACAAAGGAATTTAATCAAGCATTTTGATTTAGAGGTTACAAAAGATAACGCCAAGGATAAAGTTATCGAAATCTCTAATGGATCTACTGTAAGAATGGGCTCGGTTAACCAAGTCGATTCCTGCGTAGGTAGATCATATGACCTTATCATCTTTGATGAGGCCGCACTCGCTGATGGCAAGGATGCTTTCAACGTTGCCCTTCGACCTACCCTAGATAAAGAAGGTTCAAAAGCAATTTTCATCTCCACGCCACGGGGTCGCAATAATTGGTTTTCTGAGTTCTTCTATAGAGGCTATTCTGATGATTTTCCAGAATGGGTATCTATTCGAGCAACTTATAAAGATAACCCTCGCATGGCACAGTCCGATATTGATGAAGCAAAAAAGTCTATGTCCGAAGCAGAGTTTCGACAAGAATACGAAGCCGACTTTAATACTTATGAAGGACAAATATGGAAATTTGATTTTGAAAACCAAGTAAAAGATCTGTCTCAGTTAGACACCAGTAAAATGGATGTCTTTGCGGGGTTGGATGTTGGTTTCAAAGATCCTACGGCAATGTGTGTAATTGCCTATGATTGGGAGGAGAACAAGTATTATCTAGTTGACGAATACTTCAACGCAGAGCGCACTACAGAACAACACGCAATTGAGATACAAAAACTTATAGAAAGATGGGATATCGACTTTATCTATATTGATTCCGCTGCACAGCAGACACGCTTTGACTTTGCACAGAACTATGATATTAGTACTATTAATGCAAAGAAGTCTGTACTTGATGGTATCAGTCATGTTGCAGGAATTGCAGATAATAATTTACTCTATGTAGATCAAGAGTGCAAAGAATCTTTAAAATGTTTAGATTCTTATCAGTGGGACCCAAACCCTAATCTAATAAGAGAAAAACCGAAGCACAACATGGCTTCTCACATGGCAGATGGTTTGCGGTACGCACTTTATTCGTTTCAAACAGCACAGGTATCCTTCTAGCGATACCTAGTCAAAAATAGTTATTGACAAGTCACCCTAAAGCCGCTATAATTCTATCAATGAAAAAATCAGGAACCAAAGCAAAATGCCCAAGTTAAAGCGCGATCCAGTAAAGTACGTAAGAGATGCCGCAAAATCTAAGTATAATAAAGGTTCGGCCTGCAAGATTTGCGATGAGACAGAGCAGCTTGACTTTCACCACTATTACAGTTTAACTCCTTTGTTGAACAAGTGGCTTACAAAAAACAAACATAATCCGGAGTATATACAGGCACTTCGGGATGATTTTATAGAAGAACATTCAGCCGAATTATTTGATGACACTGTAACTTTATGTCACACCCATCACTTATTGCTGCACTCAATTTATGGTAAAGATCCTGCGCTAGGAACTGCGAAGAAGCAAATGCGTTGGGTCGAGATTCAGAGACAAAAACATGGCTTGGTATAATCCTTTCAAAAAGAACACCATAACCGCTGAAGAAAAGCTGAATCCTGCACAGTTTAATATTGGTGCTTATAGTGTTGAGTCCTCGAGAGAGCCTACATTTAGCTATGAAAGAGCTTATGAGGACTTAGAGATAGTTAATCGCGGCGTAAATATGATCGTTGATGACGTTGCTGAGATCCATACCTTAGTATCGAAAGATAATGCTTTTCGGGGCGTTGTTCCAGGTATTAAGCGTTCTAAAGTAGAGACTCTTCTTAACAAGTCTCCTAATCCTTATCAGGATATTAACAGCTTTAAACGTAATCTTATTACTGACTTTATTATTGATGGCAACATCTTTATATACTTTGACGGCGCACATCTTTATCACTTACCCGCTACTGATGTAAAGATTCATGCAGACAAAGAAACTTACATTGAAAAGTTTACAATGTTTGATGTTACTTTCAGTCCTGATGAAATTATCCATATTAAAGAAAACTCTTTCCACTCTATTTATCGTGGTGTGCCACGTTTAAAGCCCGCACTTCGTACTATGGTTCTTATGAAGCACATGAGAGCCTTTCAGGATAACTTTTTCAAAAATGGAGCTGTTCCCGGCTTAGTACTAAAATCTCCCAATACGCTTTCCGAGAAGATCAAAGAACGAATGATGATTTCTTGGCAAGCACGATACCGTCCAGATGCAGGTGGTAGACGCCCTCTTATTCTTGATGGTGGTATCGAAGTAGATAAGATCTCAAACGTTAATTTTAAAGAATTGGATTTTCAAAGTGCAATCTTAGAAAACGAAAAGATTATTTTAAAGGCACTTGGAATCCCTCCAATCTTGATGGATTCTGGTAACAATGCCAATATTCGCCCAAATATGCGATTATACTATCTTGAGACTGTACTTCCTATAGTTCGAAAACTAAATTATGGACTGGAAAGATATTTCGGTTTCGAGTTGAGCGAAGATATTACAAACATCCCTGCTCTGCAGCCTGAGCTACGTGACTCGTCTGCATACTATACTTCCCTGGTAAATGGTGGTATTATTACCGCAGCAGAGGCAAGAGAGCGTTTAGGTTTTGAGCCTATAGATGGCACACAAGAAATTCGGATTCCAGCAAATATTGCAGGCTCCGCAGCTAACCCAGATGAAGGTGGAAGACCTCCACAAGAAGGAGAAGAATAAATGGCAGTTCGTCAAAGACAAACAGTACTAGAGAAAGCATCAAAACACTTTAAAGATTTTGAGCTTCCTTTAAGTATTCAGCATAAAGAGTATATGGCAATTGTGGGCAAAGACGCTTGCTGTGTTATAACTATTAAAAGAAGTTTCAAAGCATGGAAGTATCTTATCCATGCTCTCGGGATACACTATCCTGAACTATCAGCGCCTAAGCCCGAGCCAAAACCCGAGCCAAAGCCTGTTGCACCCAAAGCACCAAAGCCTACATCTAAAGCTACGGGCAAGCCTGCTGTAAAGCCAGCAGTAAAAAAGGATTAAGATATGGATAAGATCTTTAATCTTACGTCTACTTTCAAGACTCAGACACAGGACGATGGTTCTGTAATGATTCGAGGGTTTGCAAGTACAGCTGACTTTGATCGCGCGGGCGATACTATTTCAGCAGAAGCTTGGCAAAAAGGTGGGCTAAAGAATTTTGAAAAAAACCCAATTATTCTATTTAATCATGATTATGATAGACCAATTGGTCGAGCTACTGGGATGAAAGCAGGTCCCGATGGCCTAGAGTTAGAATGTAAGATCAGCAAAAGTGCCCCAGGCAACGTAGCTGAGCTTGTTAAAGACGGTGTTCTTGGAGCCTTTTCTGTCGGTTTCAGAGTCAAGGATGCTGATTACATTAAAGAAACCGATGGACTAATGATTAAGGACGCTGAATTATTTGAGGTATCTGTTGTTTCCGTACCTTGCAATCAGGCAGCTACTTTTTCGCTCGCGAAGTCTTTTGACTCAAAAACTGAGTACGAAGAATTCAAAAAAACTTTCACTAATCGTGTAGATCTAGCCGGTCAGTCTCTGGCTAAGGACGAAGATACTTCTTCAAATATAGCTAGTGACCACACACCGAAAAGCGCGGAACTTATTTCCGCAGATCAGGAGATCAAAATGGACAATCAAAACATCGACTTGGAAGCTTTTGCAAAGAAAGTAGCTGAAGATACAGCTGCTAAAATCGCAATGAAGCAAGCCGAGCAAAAAGCAGCTGAGCAAGCAGATTTAGAAAAAGCAGCTGAACAGGCTTCATTTATTGAAGCACAAGACATTAAAGTTAAGACAGGTATTCAGTCTGGCGTAGAAGCTCTTATGGCTGACGTAGAAAAGCAACTTGCTGATAAAGATGCTAAGTTTGAAGAAGTCATGGCTAAGCATGGTAAAGACCTCGAAGAGAAGAAAGCTGAAATCACTGCTATGCAGAACAGCAAGAAAAGCTTCGGCGACCGTTCAGAAGGCAAAGGCGACATCTCTAAGTTTGCTAAAGAGTTCATGACTGGCCACATGCTAGGCGTAATGACTGGTAAAGGTTGGGATACTGACTACTCTAAAGCTCTTATGGAAAAAGCTGGCGTAAACTATGCAGCTAATGCTGGTGATATTGCTCAAGGCGTTTCTGCTCAAATTGAGAAAGAAATCATGCAAGAGTTGAAGTTGGCACAAGCTTTCCGTGAAATTACTATTAATTCACAGACTCAGGTATTGCCAATTCAAACTGACGCACTCCCAGCTACTTGGGGCTCTAATACTGCAGCCGCCGGTAACCTGACTAACCGTCCACAAGTTACTGCTAACCAGTATAATGCTGCTCAGGTAATTTTGAAAGCTAACCGTCTTGTTTCTACTACTTTCATGGACAACAACGTTGATGAAGAAGTTCTCGTTAACTTGATGCCTATGTTGATTGATTCTGTTGCTCGTGCCCATGCTCGTGCCGTAGATAACGCAATCATCAATGGTACTTCTGGTGGCGCTGAAGGCTTTGACGGCTTGGAAGCTCTTGCTGGTACTAACAGCGTTACTGTTCTTAACAGTACTGCTTCTGCTGACCTTTCAGTAACTGCTGCTGAGTTCCTTGCTGGCCGTAAGTTGATGGGTAAGTATGGCATGATGCCTTCTGACCTCGTTTACGTCGTATCTCAGGCTCGTTATTATGATCTGCTTGCTGATCCAGCTTTTGCTGACATCACCGATGTAGGTTCTGATATTGCTACTAAGATCACCGGCATGGTTGGTGCTATCTATGG